GGACAGTGATGGAATATCCCATAATGCAAGTAAAGTCATTTCCATTAGACAAACAAAAGATGGGATACTCAAGATGGAAGTAAAGAAACAGAGATTTGGTGCCGTTGGTGGTAAGTTGAATTATTCTTGGGATATAAATTCGGGGACGTTTACCTTTGTTCCTTCTATGGATGATGCAGAACCTCGACAGAAAACAGAGCGTAAAGTGCGAGAAGTAAAGAAGAAATTTAGTGGAGATAAATCTGACGTTTTTTAATATGGGAGATATATGAAAGTATGAGTTTGCAAACTGTATTAGATAAATTACCTAATTTTAAATCAGATGAAATAATAAAATCCTTTGTAAAAGGTTATTCTATTATAAATAATCCAATGTATAAGAAACCTATTTGTTCTATATCCGGCGGTTCAGATAGTGATATAATGTTGGATATAATTTACAGAATAGACGAACAAAAGAAAGTACAATATGTATGGTTTGATACAGGATTAGAATATAAAGCCACAAAAGAACATTTGAAATATCTTGAAAATAGATATGACATAGAAATCCGCAGAGAGAGAGCAGTAAAACCTATTCCTGTTTGTACGAGAGAATACGGACAACCATTTTTGAGTAAATATGTTAGTGACCATATAGGTAGATTACAGGCAGTAGATTTTAAGTGGGAAGATAAACCGTTAGAGATTTTAATTAATGAATATCCTAATGTAAAAGGTTCTTTGAATTGGTGGTGTAACAACAACAACAAACAGTCTTTTATAGATAGGAATGCTAATGAGAATGACGGTGCTTCTATGTTTGATATAAATAGGTATAAGTGGCTAAAAGAATTTCTTATTTTATACCCGCCAACTTTTAATATTTCTGCTAAATGTTGTGATTGGGCAAAGAAGAAAATATCTAAAAAGATAATACAAAACGAAGGATACGATTTATCTATTATAGGTGTTAGAAAGGCAGAAGGAGGCATAAGGGCAAGTGCATATAAAAATTGCTACAGTTCTGGAGAAGGAAAAGTAGACCAGTATAGACCGTTGTTTTGGTTCAAACAGTGTGACAAAGAAGTATATGAAAAAGCGTTCGATATAAAACATTCTGATTGTTATTGTAAATATGGTTTTGTTAGAACTGGATGTGTTTGTTGCCCATACGGCAGGGAATTACAGTTTGAATTAAAGCAGACAAAACAATATGAACCAAATATGTATAAAGCAGTAAATAATGTGTTTAAAGAAAGTTATGAATATACCAGACAATACAGACAGTTTGTAAAAGAAATGAATGATAGACAAAAAGGAAGGAAGAAATTATTTTGAAATTAGATATAGAAGAATTAAAGGAACTTGAAATAGAAATGGAAGAGAATGAAGCTGTGATGAACGAGATGTGGCTTAGCCTTGGAACAGAACATGAAGATGCCGGAGATAGAGTTTAGTATTGACTTGCATATAATTATGTAGTATAATAAAAGAAAAACGAAAGGAGATAACTATGGAAAGACAAGAAAACACAGTATTGTTATCGACAGGCTCTTATAATCAGATCAAAGCAGAAAATACAAAATTCAATTTATTTATGGATCGGTTGTTTGAGTATGCAGAGTTAAGAGAAGATTATAGCGGTATTGATTTTGATGTTAGACAGATTGAGGAACTTATTCACCTCTGCTATCCAGACAGGTATAAAAAGAAACTGTCTACATTGAGAACACAGCAGACAAAAATGAGTAATAAGAAACTGGAGTGGGAGAGACAAAATGAAGGTTAAGGAACTTATTACAATTTTACTTGACATGAATATGGATAAAGAAATATCAATAGAGTATCCAACAGCAACCGGAAAGATAGTGGGTAATTACAGCAGATACAATGAATCAGGGCAATTTGAGATAAAAGAATATCCTCACGGTATTGTAATAGGTATAAGCGATGATAATAAATGATGTTCAATTTAGTGTGGAATTGATTGATATATTGCAGGAGTTAATATCTCAATTAAGGGCAAATAATGTTCAGTTAATTCAAAAATACAAAGAAGGACCCACACATATACAAATATGCTGTCCTTACCATAATAATGGAATGGAACGTAGACCGTCAGCCGGATTGAGAAAAGATGATGGAATGTTTCATTGTTTTGCCTGTGGAGAAGTACATTCTTTGCAAGAAGTAATATCATATTGTTTTGGACATACAGATGATATTGTAGGTAAGTTTGGATGGCAGTGGCTAATTCGTAATTTCACTACGGTTCAATATGAAGATAGAAAGGATATACAGTTAGATTTCAGTAGAGATTTTACCAAGTCGAAAAAAAATTATGTTAGTGAGGATGAATTAGATAAATATCGTTATTATCATCCATACATATTAAATAGAGGTATATCAAAGAAAATAGTGAATTTATTTGATGTTGGGTATGATAAAACTAATCAAACTTGCACGTTTCCAAACTTAGATAAAGAAGGTAATTGTTTATTTGTAGCAAGACGAAGTGTGAAAACTAAATTCTTTCAATATCCATCAAATGTTCAAAAAGAAGTTTATGGTATATATCAATTATATCAGTTAGATAAATTTCCAAAAGAAGTTTATATTTGTGAAAGTATGATTGATTGCTTATATTTGTGGACATTTAATAAGTATGCATGTGCCCTTAATGGGCTTGGAAATTCTATTCAGTTTGAGCAGTTAAATAATATGCCATGTCGTAAATTTATATTAGCTACTGATTCAGATAGGGCTGGTATTCAAGCACGAAAGAGATTAAGAGATAATATAAAGAATAAGCTGATAACGGAAGTTATTTTACCTAACGGCAGAAAAGACATAAATGAGTGTTCACCAGATGAAATAGAAAATCTCATTGAAGTTTTTAATTGACTATGTTATAATATCACTCGTAAAGAGTGCGAGACTTTACACCACTAAATTATGCTAAGAACGCTATTGGTCTAAAAGTGTATGCTCGCACCATACACTCCAATAGCGTTTTTATATTTTAAGGAGTGGTATTATGCAAGAGATTTGGAAAGACATTATTGGATATGAAGGATTATATCAAGTAAGTAATTTAGGTAGAGTTAAATCTTTAGAACGTGTTACTATATCTAAAAATGGTAAGCGTTATACTTGTCAAGAATTATGTTTGAGATTTGGAAATATTAAAGGGTATAAATTTGTAGTGTTGCGAAAGAACTGTAAGAGCCATCAAGTGTTGGTACATAGATTAGTAGCGCAGACATTTATTCCTAATTTGGATAATTTACCAGAAGTAAATCATAAGGATGAAAATCCAGCTAATAATTGTGTTGATAATCTTGAATGGTGTACTCATAAATATAATTCAAATTATGGAACAGCAAAAATAAGAATGATTGAATCTAAAAAACGAAACGGAACATTAAACGGTTGGACATTACCAGAAGAAAGAAAAATACAAATTAGCAAATCTTTAATGGGACACGATGTTAGTTTGGAAACAAGAGAAAAATTACGAAATCATAATTTAGGTAAAAAGAGAGGTAAGTATAAAAAGAAGCTGGTATAACACAGTATATTTCCAAAAGGAAGAAAGATGCTAATGAATGTACAAAAGAAGAACTTTTGAATTTAGAAGAAATATTTTAAATAATTATTGACATACGTATAAATGTGTAGTACAATAATAATGTCACAGGACAACTAATACAAATATAGAAAGGAAAAAACTATGAAATTAGAAAATCTTACATTTAGTCAAAAGGGGTCTTCTGGGAATAGATATTCATATACTGTTCCATCGGTTCGGATTTTATTGTATCGTCAAGGTAAAAGACAGAGCGTAGTAGTATCTTTTTATAGTTGTGATAATTTATATAAATCAAATACGTATTGCAGATATGCGATTGCAGGAAATCGTTTATATTTTATGTATTGTGCAAAATCTGAATGTGCATATGCGTTATCTAAATTATCAAAAACAAGTAAAAATAGAAAATTTCAGGTTATGTATAATAAGGAATTATCAAAGTTTGTTCGTAGTGGTGTATATACACCTAAACTCGATAACGAGTGTGGGTTATGGTATATTGAATATTAAAAGAAAGGAAAATTGGAACTATGGCAAGATTTAACACGGAAACAGCAGACAAGTATGGTGGACAGGGAGGAGCAGGATATTTTTCACTCAAGAATGACAAAGACGTTGCACAGGTTCGTTTTATGTATGATAGTGTAGATGATGTAGAAGGATACGCTGTGCATCAGGTAGAGATTGATGAAAAGAAGAGATATGTTAATTGTTTGAGAGAGTACAATCAGCCTAAAGATGTGTGTCCGTTCTGTAGAGAGAATATGTTTACCACAGCAAAGCTGTTTATTCCTATTTACAACATTGATCAGGACAGGGTACAGGTATGGGAAAGAGGAAAGAAATTTATTTCTAAGATTTCTAGTCTCTGCGCTAGATATCCTCATGTAGTTTCACACAAGTTTGAAATTGAAAGAAACGGTAAACCCGGGGAAACAACCACTACTTATGAGATTTACGAAGTAGGTCAGGATGATACCACACTGGAAGATTTGCCAGAAAAGTCCAATGTACTTGGCACACTTGTTTTAGATAAGAGTGCTGATGATATGGAATTTTATTTGGATAACGGATATTTTCCTCCTGACGGAGATGAAGCACCTGTTAGAAGAAGAGCATCCAGACAGGAAGAAGAGCCGCCGTTTGAGGAAGATAGAAGAGGTTCAAGACGTACACCGGCAGCAAGTGGTAGACGAGATAGATTTTAAGGAGGATTAAGGATGGAAGAGAACAAGAAAGAGTACAGCGTTATTGGTACAGTAACTATTGGAACTGATGAATATCGTGATTTGCTTGAAGATAAATTTCGGGCAGAAAAAGAAAAAGACGAATATAGCAAGCGCAACAATGATTATTACTGGCAGGTAAAAAAGCTGGAAGAAGAGAATAAGAAACTGAAAGAGGAACTTGATAGAGTAAAAAACTTTATTAAGAAAAATTCAGTAAATATCG